TCATTTTCAAAAAAGAATGTATCTCTAAAATCTAAACTTTGAATGTCAAATTCATTAATTAAAAAGTAACCTGTAAATAGTTTACTATCCTTATCTGCTATTTGTTCAATGTAATCTTTCCAATATTTATTGTAAAGGTTATTTGCAGTATATTTTATTGGTGTGTAATAAACTTGTCTAGGTATACCAAAGTTTAAATCTAATGTTGGTTCTTGAACATCATCTAAATGTCCTGCGTATGGATAATCGTTTCTAACAGTTGTGCCACTTGTTGCAATATGAGACCAAGGATAACTTGTTTGTTTTAAGCCCCCATAATACAATATTCTCATATTAGAGCCTGTTGGTTTTATTTGCCCATTATTGTCAACTGTATAAATTTTAGATAACACTCTATCATGTCCAATTGTATCTACTAATGGAGTAGGACTGAATATTAATTCTGTTTTTACTTCACCTTTTAAAAAATCGTTTTGTATGTCATATCTTTTTTCTCCATAAATTTCTCCATACTTTGACCGATATTGATTATTAAAGAAATCTGAATCTTCTTTGTAAGTAAATAAATACGTTTTATTATTTAACTCACCCATCGGAATAATCTTTGTTTCTTTTGAGTAATCTAATTTATCACTCCAATCTCTAACAACACCACTTGAATAAAATGTCGGTCTTGGTTCAATATAAAGTTTATTAGGATTGAATTTATCAACCTCAACAAATAGGTTAAACATTTTAACTATTGAATTGAAGAAATCACTTTGTTTTACATTATCAGGTAAATTGTAATTCAAATCAACTTCATCATATTCTTGAATGTTATTATCAGCAGGAAATCCTGTAACATAACTATCATTTAGTACATTTAATTCACAATAAGAATTAACTCCAACTGTTTCAAAATTAGTTCCTACTTTATAAAGTGAATTTGGAGTTCTTTGAGTTCCTGTTGTTTTCCATACCTTAACTTGAACTATGTCATTTTCATCTAAAAAAATAGTATTTGATAATTCACCACTTGAATTTAATGATGTAGTTCCACTTGTTATGTTTATTCCTGTTGAAGCTGTAATCATAAAAGAGCCTGATACATCACTAATATCAGGATATGGCTTCATTCTAATTGAAACGTTTGCAACTACATTGCCTTGTATATTTTCTGAACTTGCATTTTTTGTTATAATTAAATTAGCTACATCTACATAATCACCTGCTAAATTAACAGATGCAGAAGTTGGATAATGCTTTACATTTACGTTTAAATAAGTTTTAAAAGTATAATTGCCTGATCGTGGAACTACATAAGTATTTAATGTAACTCCGCCATTTACATCATACCAATGGTTACCATCATCAAAATTTGGGGGTGTTGTATCATTAGGAAAATCTAATAAATCAAAAAATCCACTAACTCCTGAACTATCAGTTGTAGCCTGGTTATTTAATAAAATAGTTTCAGTTGATGTTTTACTTGCTCTAAAACTTCTATCTCTAATTTGTGTTGTATTTAACTTTAAATCACTTTTACCATTATAAGGCATGATTAATCTTTTAAATAAATCACTATTAAAGAAATTTGATTGGTAAGTAAATCCTGCTTCACTAAACATTTTATCAATAATCGTCTTAATGTAAATTGCAGGATACATGTGTTGTACTCTAAATTCACTATTAATTGAATTACCGTAATCTAACATCGGATATACGAATCCAGTGCCTACTGGTCTATACCAACTTAAATATTGCTCATTTAATGTGTAAGGATGATTAAATTCAGTTAAATCAATATTTCTTAAATACTTATTAGTAAAAAACTGATATACATTCTGCAACTCACCAAAGAAAGCAACCTCATATTCAATCTCGTATTTATCAGTAACATTAACATTCAATAGTTGACAAATACCTTTGAACTGTGTAGCTTCATTGTAAGTTATTTCTGCTATTGCTTTTAAATTCGGATTAAAATTTGGACTAAAGTTAGTAGTGCCTGTACTATTGATGACTGCATTAACATTCCATATATTCGAAAACAATTCATTGTTAAAAGTAGAGCCTGGTAGTATAACAGTCTTACTCCATGTAGTGCTGCGCTTTTCAGGTTCTCTAATATCAGCAATGTTAAAGTTAAGAGGTATTGAAACATCTTCTTTTAAATCTATCTGCTCGTTATTAATGTATATTTTAGTTAAAATCATCTTCTTTGTCTTTTTCTGTTTTGTGAGTAAGTAAATGAAACCACTAAATTGAATAGTTGCTGACTAGCTTCGTATTTTGTTTGATAACTGCTATCTGTAATATTTACAGAAACTAAGTTGCTGCCATCGTAAATATAAACATCAGGACTTGTTACTAATTGTTCTAACCAAATGCTTTCAGCTTCTGTAATCCAATCACTGTTTATTGTAATTGTATCGTCTAATATTGTTTCATATTGACTTAAACCTCTGCTTGTAGTTGAGTAGCTATAATTAGTACCACTCCATTGATTTGGATTGCTTTTGTAAGTATTTCGTTTTATATTGGTGTTTTTAGTCATTGCACCTGTGAAAGTGTAATAATCATACTTACCATAGTTATTCATAAACTTAAAACGGATAGGTGTGTACTTAGAGCAAATGTCTTCGCCAGGATATATTCTTATTGTTTCACTTACTATCGTTCCTGTGCTGTTTTTAATTCTTACATCATAGTATTCCCAATTAACAACGAATATAGGTGTTGATCCACTTGATAAGTCTGCATTAACTAATGTAGTTAGCCAATCATAATCTACTCTTACATTGATTGAACGGTCTTGCCTATTGCTTAAAGCTGTAAAAGGATTAGCAACTGTAACTGTGTTAAATATTGTACCTTCATCATAAAAAGTTATAATCTCTAAAAACTTTGCCTCATTTGCAGCATCAGTCATAAAACCTAAAATAAGTTTCTCACCTGTTCTTGATACAAAAGTTGGCCTATCTGTTAGAAATTGACTTGAAGTATTTTGAAGTACATAAGTGTTAGTTTGGAAATCTAAAAAGTCTAACGGACTGAACACCCCGTTAAAACAATAACCTGAACTTGTTGTTAAGTTAGGATAGTTCGTAATTCCACTACTTGCTCCGTACTGCTCACCAAATTGAACTATATAAGATGCTATTGAGTTTACACATTGTTTAAATGTAGTTGTGTTGTCATCTGCATCCCTAGTTAAAAAGTTTTGAATTATACCAGCCACATCAAATGTTCCATAGTTGTTACTTGGATTTCTGCCTACTTCTAATCTAGTGTAATCACTTGATCCATTTACATAAATATCTGCTATGTAACGAAAATTAGATTGAGCAACGTTTGTTGAACTCAAAGTAAAAATCATTTGATTGTAAACGGGTGCGTAGCTGTTAGGTGTATTGTATATTGTTAGTGCCATTATTCAAATTCTTGTGTTATGTCTTTTTCTAATTGTGGGATTTCTTCAGTTAAGAATGGTTTACCTTTATATCCAAATCTTTTTATAGTTCCTTTTTTAAGTATGTTTGTTGCTATTGCATAGGATAATGACCTTTGCCCTTTTTTGTCCCCTGCTATGCTTTGTAATTCAGGTTTATTACCTATCCATTCTAAAATCTTAGGCTGCAGCTTTTTTCTATTTTCTTTTGAATATCCTTTTGCTGGTGTTCCTTTTTCAAGGTCTTCCCAATAATCTTCGAGTTCAATTGTTACTGTAACTCCGTTTTGATTTTGTTTAATTGGTAATGCCTTTAATGATTGAGATAGGTTTCCTGAAGCGTTAAACTTATATTTTTCTAAATTATCTTTAACTCTTTTTAAAAAGTCATTTACTTTTTGAGAATAAATATCCTGCTCACCTGTAAGTTTATCTTCTAAGTTATTTAGAAAATTATCTAACTCACTAAATTGCTGTTGGTTTATTTTTGCCATTTATTCCTATCTTTTATGTAACTCAAATAATTTAAAAAAGCAACTACATTCATATTTAAGTAAAAGTCCCATTTACTTCTATCTTTACCACTTAAGCTATCCAATGTAACATACCAACTCCAATAGTCTAAGTGTTTTTGTTCTTCAGTTCGTTCAATTCGATCTCCATTGTCATCCTCGCTTCGCTCATTTGTTTTACCAAATAATCCTCTATATGAGGATACAAACCTTCTATAACTTTGCAAAAAAAAACACACAAAGGATAAACTATGCCTACATTTATGCTTTTTATGTGTTCGACTTTTTCTGCATAATCCATTTCGACCTCTTTTAACTTAAGCCACTTTAGTTTATAAGGCTTAACAAACATTGCAACTAATTGAGGTAAGTTGCCAATAATACTTTCTTCGCTTTCTGTTAGTTTGCTTAAACTTATAAAATCCCCAGCACTTAATTTAGTGATGTCATAGTTAACTACCCATCTAAAACCATTGTGCTTAAACATCTCAACTGAATTAGGAAACTCCATTTTAAAAATAAAGTTTACATTCTTAATCAGTTCTTTTAGTTGGTCGATTCTTATTTTCTCAACTTCAGCAACTGTAATTCCTGTTAAAATGGATATAACTCTAATTTCTCTATCAATAGGATCAATATCTTTATCTCTTGTAATATCATAGATTAAAGGAAATTTCTCTATTGATATATCATGCCAGCTATTTGGTAATTCAATTGTCATCATTTTAAAAAGTACCTTTTAATTATATTATTGTGTATCTGCCTGTTTTGTATTTAGAGTAAGCATGGAAACTTAAACATGATGCTATAACTCCGTCATCATGAAATCCACTTGTTGCTGAATATTTAATTACTCGGCTTTTTGGATTGTATTCGTAAGTAAACATTTCAAGTTCTTTATCTAGCCAGTCCACATTTAAGAATTTAACCTCTTTGTTTTGATTTGCCACTATCAAAGATTCAACTATTTCCTTTTTGCTTTGATTAGTAGTTACAAATGGTTCAATAGTGCAGTAACTTGAACATTCTTTTTGTAACATTTCAAATATCACATCTCCAATAGAGTTAACCTCAACTAATGCTGTTTGGACATTATTTGTCCTCAAACCTTGAGCAATATTCTTAACTATTGTTGCCCAGTCGCTATGCCTCCAACGTTCAATATAGAACTGTTCGCCTTTCTCGTTAAATATAGATAGTACCGAGTAATCGTCTGCTCTTCCTAAGTCAATCCCTGCAAATGCTTTGCCGTAAGATTTGTTATCTGTTAATTGTCGATTATTGAAAAGCATTGCAGATCCATCAATGAACTCAGCTAAGTATTCCTGCCTGAATATCATTTCAGGTAGTGTTAACTTTGCATCGTCTATCTCAGATGGGTTAATCATTGGATTGTCATACGAAGTCATTGTGAAAGACTTGTACTGCTCATTAGTGCCATCCAATTGATGCATCTTATAAAAATGGTTTTTACCTTTTGGAGTTGAAATTAAAAGAACCTTTTTACCTTTTACCAAAACTGTTGCTCTTAATACTTCAGTCCATGCCTTCTCATCCATAAAGGCAAACTCATCGCAAACTAAGTAATCAAACGTAAACCCTCGAATGTTATCGTATCTTTCTGCACTAAAGAATTGAATTGTTGATCCTGTGATGTATTCAATGATTAACTCGGACTGGTTAACCTTTCGGTATATTTCCATTCTTTTAGCAAATGCCTTAAACGTTTCTTCAAATACTTTCTTTGATTGTTTATAAACAGGACTTATCCATGCTATTTTACAGCCTTTATTGTTTAAAGCCCAAAATAACATTTGATTCAATGCTAATAAAGTTTTACCGAACTGCCTACCTATATTGATAACATAGTATTTTTCAGTTCCGTTATTTATTGCATTATGAATTTTCCTCTGATTCTGATGTGGGTTGTATAGTATTGCTTTCGCCAAAGTCAGCTTTAAATTTCATGTTTCCTGTTATCTTCACATCCTGCTGCTCTATGTAACCTCGTTTCTTTGCTTTACATTTTAAATAGAACATAGTAGAAAGTGGATTGCCTTTTTTTATTTGTTGGTGCAAAGCTGATTCTGCAAAGTCCAAAGCTACATTGTCAATCTCTTTTACAGCTTTCTTATAGTTTTTATCTTTCTTTAACCAATCATAATGAGTATCACGATTTATACCAACTTCCTTACAAGCTGTAGAAACAACGTTTAAATGCTTTTCTAAGGCTATAAGCATCTGTTTTTTTAATATGTCGGAATTTGATGCCATTTTCTTTATTTTTTACTTATAAAGTACCAATAAATCTATCTAAATACCATTTAGCTTTTTCGAGGTCTTCTTTAAGTTTAGTTTTGTCTTTCTTACCTGCTCTGCTTATATATTTTACTACATTGCCTAAATGAAAGTTTAAATCCCATGCTTCAATTACTTTTATAGCTTCGTAGGTGTTTTGTTTACCTCCGTAGTGTTCAGGATTATTTACTTGTTCCATCTTTGATTGTTGCTAATAAGTATTCAAGTAATTGTCTTCTGCATTCACTGCATCCTAAGTTAAAAGGTTTGTTTCCTAACTTAATTGCTAATTCGTTTAATTCTGTGTAATTAAAGTTAGGTGAATAGTTCTTTCCCATTGATTCCCAGTTTAACAAAGATTGCTTTATTTCTTCTGTCATAAGTACCTATCGTTAATTCGTTCAAAGAGTGAAGCTATTAATGCAAAGGTAAAAGGAATAGTCAATAAATCAAAATAGTTAGTAAAGTTAATTATTTGATAAATTAAGAAACTCCAATAAGTTAAGCATAATGGACAAGTAAATGGTTTTCTGTGTAACCATAAAGGTTTAGGAATGAACTTTGCTATTATGTATGTAGTTGCTAAAAGTTGTAACATTAATTAATTCCTTGTGCTTTAAATACTATTGTCTCATTTAATGGTTTGTCTTCGGGTGCTCCATACATTAATATATTTTGCCCTGAATGATATTTCATTTTAAGTTTATTTGCTATTATACTTCCGCAAGTCATATCATGCCTATGACCTTTGCATCTTTCATCTTCGCTTTCTGTTTTATCATTATTATTCCATTTTCCAATAAACTTTCCGTCTTTTGATGCTTGATGCCATTTGTTAAAAAATTCAATAGCTATTTCATTTTCAAAGTTTAAACCTAATAAACCTGCGTTTCCGTACATTAACATATTCATTGCCTCGTCTCTTAATATTCCAAAATAGTTTAGACATTTATCATTTGCCCATGTTCCTACATAATGACCAGCTTCTTGCATTAAATAACCGTCTTTGTGAATTAATTCAAATATGTAATCAATATTCTTAATTAAGTAAACAGACGAATCAACCCAAAGTATTTTTTTATATCCTAAATTTTTAACTCTTTCAAATATAAAAGTTTTAAAAGCATAAGGATTTTGTGAATGAGACGGACAAGGTACTTGCGTTTCATCTGTAAAAATAAAAAGTTCGCCTTTGAAATTATGTTCGGTTACGCTTTGTCTTAATCTTTGCGCTCCATTAGAATAACTGCTATTTGCAAAGCATATTATTGCACATTCAGTAAAGTTTATCATAATCTATATATCTATAATGGTAAATAGGTTCTTTTATTTCTACTTCTGTTTTTATTAAATTAAATTTTTTTAGTTCCATGCAGAAAGCATAATCTTCAAAGTTGCTTTTATCTTCAAACTTTATACTCTTTGCTATTTCTCTTTTTATTGGTGTTATGTGATTTGTAGATCTCAAATAAACTTCTTGACCACTTGAGTAATCTGTTATGTAAGGATTATCTTTTGAAATATACCATGTTCTTTTATCCCTACCATTTGTAGTCATAAATCCATTAATTGCTAAAGCATCAGGTTCTTTTTCTAAAGCTGCTAAAACTAAATTAATTGCGTTTGGTAGTATCATATCATCATCATCCACAAACCAAACATATTTTCCTTTTGCTGCATTTAATAAATCATTTCTCTTTTTACCTGTTGTTTTAGTTCCAACTGGTGAATCATCACTTATTACTTCTACAATTCCAAACCCATTACATAATTCTAGTTGTTTATTAATTTCAGTATGTAACTCAAAAAATAAATTAGCTCTTTGCGGAACTGTAGGAATAAGTATTGAAAGTATCATGCAGTATAAAATGGTAATTTTTTAAAGTTAGTTAATGTCATAAACTTTTCTTGAGTTTTACGAAGTACACAATAAATATTCCATCCATCATTTGTATTATTCATTGCAGGATGCTCACCTATTTCAAGTATTTCATATCCATTAGCTTCGGATAATTGTTTATAAAAATCTTCAGTAACATAATTAAACCCATGACCTGGCCAATTACCTGTTTTTGGATTTTCACTTATTATAAGCTCACCAATTTTACAAGCGTTATGTTTATTTAACCAACAATTATAAAATGCTTTAGGATCATGTTTTCCATTTATTCCAACATGTTCACTTGTTCCAAAGTCAGTAACTATATCAAATTTATCTAAACTTAGTTTTGTTGCTAAGTCAAGTTCTAATGAGTTATTCTCTTTGTTTAAATCTAAACAATTATATTCACATGCTTTTTTATGATAATATTTATCAGCATAAGGTGCACCTTCCCATTCACATGAATATAAATTTTGCGCTCCAAGTTCTAAAACTCTACTATTTTCTTTAACATACTTATTTAAAAGAGTTAAACTAAAATCTGTTATTCCCATTATATTGCTACTATTAAATTTTCGTTATTTACTAAAAGAGTTTTATAATTATATTTTCTTAATTCTCTTATCATATCATTATATTGATGTCCATTGTGTTCAATACATAAACATTTACATCCCAATTCTTTTAAATCCATTTGTTTTAAGATGCTTAAATCAAAACCTTCAGCATCTATGTTTATAAAATCATAAACTTGCCAATTATAAAAATCTAACCATTTTAATGAATGAACTTTACTTTCTTGATATACTGTTGTATTTTCCCATTTTTGTTTATCAACTATTGAAAGAGTAGAAAGTAAATCACTATCTCCATTACCTACATGCTCTCCACTTGAATAAAAAGTTAGTTCGCCCCTTAAATCTGAAATAGCTACTTTATGTATCTTAACTTTTTTATTATTTTTATAAAGCTCTTTTAATTTTGAATAAGGTATATCTGCTGGTTCAACTAGTTCACCACTCCAACCTAATTCTAAAAGTTTTCTACTATTAGAAAAAGTAATTCCATCATTTGCTCCAATATCTAATAAATTACCTTTAAAATCTTTAAAGTATTCTAATATAATTTGTTCTTCGTTATTTTGACTATACATTATTGTATTTAGGTTTATTGATAATTAAATGTTTAGGTAAAAAATAATCTTCTGACTTTCTATATTTAAACAAATTATAGTCTGTGTTCCACATTTCTTGACTTTCAGTCTTTCTGTATTGTTCATCGTATTCAGATAATCCCCATGCAGGATGCCTATGAGTAAATAATACTTTTTTATCTCCCATGTACTCATATTTACCAAGTAGATGTGCTACTTCAGTAGCTTCACAATCACACCATAAAGACTTATAGTCAGGATGATAAATGTAACCAAAGCGATTATAATAATCAAATCCCATTATACTCATTGTCATAATGTTTGCGTGTTGATTGCCATCTGAATAATGAAGAACCTGATCGTAGTTTCCTTTAAAATCTTGCCTAATTATATTGTCAAATCCTTTAATTTCAAATACCATGTCATCTGAAGTATTGATTAAAATGTCCCAACCTTCAAAAATATCCATGTCTCTATTTATAGCATCAATTTTGTTTTTTGAAGTTCCTCTTGATATGAATACATTGTCATCAGGATAACTAAAACCAAACATACTTTCATCATCTTCATCAATACTAACTAAAATAGTGTAATTCATTGAATTACAAAGCATTATGATATTCTCAATTGCTTTTTTTGCCTTTTGTGGTCTGCTGCGAGTTGCTAGTTTAAAAAGTATGTGTTCGTTCACTCTTCAAAGTTATAAAAGATTTTTTCACTTTGCAATTCCTTTATAAATACTTTTCGATTTTCTTCAATTAACTTTCCTTTTTTATATTCAGGAATACTTGATTTGTGTTCAATAATATAATCTAAGGCGCAAATGTATTTATCAGTTCCTGTTAATTGTTGGTAAGGAGCATTGGTTAATCCTGCTTTGTAAATTCTGTTTGAATAACCAGCGTGTTCAAATCCATACTGCCCATACTCTGAATTAAAATAACCTACTTTATTTAATACTTCTTTTGTTAGGTATATAAATACACCACCACAATCTCGATATATCTCTAAATCATTTATTTTAGCTTTTAAATTATGACTAGGCTCTAAGTATAGTAAATGATTGTATCCTGAATTAATAAAATATTCAGCCCAGTTATTTTCAAATGGATAACAGTCATCATCAAATAAGAAAATAAAGTCGCAGTCCCTTAAAGTATATAAGTTTTGATTTTTTGAGTATGCAACACCTTTGTAGTTTACATCTTCGTGAATATGTAAATGATAGTTTTTAGGTTTATGTTTCTCAAAGTAATTTAGCCACCTATCAACATACTCTTTACGATTTGGAGTTGTTGTTACGCCAATACCGATTTTAATATCTGTTTTCTTACTTTTGTCCATTTGTTTATGTTATAATGTTTTTCAATATATTTTTGTAAACTTTCTGCATATTCCTTTCTCATTGATTCATCTTTGCTTAGGTTTCTTATTGCCTTGTACCAACCATTTATATCACTATTATTTAAAAATATTGCAGTTTCTTTTGGTAATATGTTATAAGGTAGTACATCACTAACTATTGCAGGATTACCATGTAAACCAGCTTCAAGTAACTTTATTTCGCTTTTGCATTCAGTAAATGAGTTTGATTGAAGAGGGATTAAGCTAACATCAGTTTCATTATAAGACTTTCCATAATCGTGAACTGGTAAGCTGTAAACTCTTTGATATTTATCGGTTAAAGTGCCACCACTCATTACCTTTTCATAATAGTTATAATCTGCATTATCATTGTAACCACCTAAAACAAATTGAGCGTTTATATCATGCCTTAATACTTTACGAATAGGCATTTCTAATATTGAAATATCTTCTTTATGGAAAATTCCTGCAATGTAGCCAAATCTTATTTTATCGCTTTTAGTTTTGTTTGATTTCCATTGCTCATCTTCGTGATCTAAACAGTTAGGAATTACCTCAACATTCTTATTGTACTTTTTAATCTTTGATGCTAAATGTTTGGTAGTCGTAATTACTAAGTCTACATTTTTAAGTATTTCGACTGTTTGAGCTGGTATATTATGGATTTCATAAAGTCGACTTAAATAATGGCTTTTAGGCAATGTCCAAATGTCATCAATGTCAAATATAACTTTTATTCCGAGTGAATGGTATTTTTTAATTATTTCAAGTGATTTGCCATTTGTATCTATTTCTCTTTGATAAACAACTGCAGAATACTGTTTTAACTGTTCATCTGTTGCTGCATCTAAGTCAGGAAATACATCGCATTGAAAGTCTATCATGTCAGAGACTTTTGAGAATGGAACTATTAATCGGTGAAAGGATAACCCGTTAAGGTTATTCATATTCGCCTTTATCAGAATTTTTTTCATTGTGCTGTCGTTTGAGTTTGTCTTTGATTAATTTAATATCGTTTGCTACTGTTCTGTATGGAATCTTTGTTTTATTGCTTAATTTCTTTGCATCGCCATGTAAAATATACAATCTTAGTAAATTGACTTCGTAAAATTCTGTTTCATTTTGTGGTGAACTCTCGAGAAAGTTAATCAATACTGAATAATCAATATTTTCTTTTTCCTCTATAATCTCGTTTAAATTGTCTACAAACTTAACATGATCTACAAAATACTTTTTTCTAAATTTATTTGAATGCCATGTTCTCCAAACTACTGCTGAAAAAAAGTGTTTAAGGTTTCTAATTTCTGTTAAGTCAAATTTCTTTTCAATGATAATTAAAACAGCTTCAAAATGAAGGTCGTCTTGTAGTTCGTGATTGTGGCATACATTCCGAGTAATTTGTTTGTAGATTTTGTTATTTACTAGCTCACTAATCACTTAGACAAAATTAAACAAACTAATAAGAAAACAGCAATTAAAATAAATTGAATATCAGTTTTTTTTATTTTCATTTGCTAATGCCTTTAAATATTTCATGTATTGATTCCAGTCGAAAGTTCCACGAATAGAGTTTACATCTAATTTTTTTACCCACCATTCTGTTTTAGAAATTAGTGATAGATTTGTTTGATTGTTTGTTTTCATTTTTATTTGATTTTAGTTAATTTTTAAAAAGGATCTTTTTCGTTTAAAAATTCTTTATTTTCTTCCATTGTTGCCTGTTCAACTGTTACCCAACTATCTGCTGTATGGAATGTCCCATCTTCAATATATCTTCCTGAACTTAAATCATAAGTATATTCTGAATGCCCAATAGTTCCCCAATGTGAAAACTTAACTTTTTGAACGTAAACAAATGTTTTATTTTCTCCTGTTCGGTAAACTGAAATTCCGTTATCTGTTTTATTGTAAAAGTTTGAACTCCCAGCAATATCATAAAGGTTAGGTATTTCATATTTTCCGCTTTGTTTATCCTTATTTATTTTTCTTGGATGTGCAACTAAAAAACAATGCAAATTATATTGTTCACAAAATACAGATATTTTTTCTAAACTTTCTCCAATATACTTTGTTTCACTTTGATTGTATTTGTGTTCTAATTTATTCCAAGCATCAATTACAAAGGCATCTAATCCGTATCTAATCTTTAAATTTTTAATATGTTCTAAAATGCTTTCAAGTGTAAAATCTTTTTCAGGTTTAATAAACCATATTTTTTCATTCATTGCCTTCATGCAGATTTTTACTTCAAGTTGATTCATTCTATTTCTGTATTGTGAATCCCAACTTTTACCAATTATCTTTCTTGCTATTTTACTGAAATGAAGTTTTGTTGGTTTATTTTCAGGTGAGAAAAAAGCTGTTTTCCATCCATGGCCTAACATTAATCGAATAACAATTTCATCTAAAAAATCAGATTTTCCATGGCCAGGTATTCCTGTAATTGTTGTAATGTAACCTTTTACAAAAGTTAGAAGCCTATCAAATTTCTCAAAGCCTACATTAACTCCCCTATCTAATCCGTTTTCATATAAATCAAAGATTTCATTTTCCATGTCTTGAATAGTAAACACACCTTCAAGTGGATAATCTTTTGCATCCTGTATTGATTCAATTATACCTTGTATCCCGTATTTAATTAAACATTCATTTGCATCTTTACAATCTTTAAAAATAACTAACTTACATTTTTCTTTACCTAATCTTGTTGCAAATTCTTCTGTTAATTGTCTGCCAGCATTATCATTATCAAAACAAAGATAAATTACAGGAGTTTCGTTAAATCTTTCAGAAATGTAATCAAAGTATTGAAGATTGTTATTAGAAACATTTGCGCCATTAGGAACGCTTAAAACGTTTTTATAGCCACTTTTATACATTGAAAGTGCGTCAATCTCACCTTCTACTAAAAAAGCGTTTAAATCGAATTTAAAAAAGTTTAAACCATAAAATATAAGTTTAGAATCTTTATGGAGTTTAAAAGACTTTCTTCCATCCCTATATTTAACATTTATCAATTCATTGTTTTCATCAAAGTAATTAAAGTGAATTGTATTTTCTTCTTTTTGAGTTTGAGGCATCCACTCTAAACCTTCGGTAATTTTCCAAGTTATTAAAGTCTGCTGGTCAATTCCTCTTTTTTCAAACCACTTAATTGCTTTGTCTGATAATTCTGTTTTGTTTTTCCATTCAGGTTTAACGTAGACTTTTTCATCAATTTGAATTTGCTTAGGTAACCATCCTTTATAATTACAATGGTTACAATGCCAAACTTGTTTATCTAAATTAACTCCTAAACATTTATCAGTTTTCTTTTTACGCTCATGGCTACATTTTGGGCAAGTTGTATAAACTTGACCTGTATATTTTCCGTTTGGAATTATTATGTTGTAATCTGAATAAGTCATTAGTATATCATTTGATTAGGATTAGTTGGATCGTACTTATTTTGTTTTTCTTTAATATGAGGTAAAGTGTTTAATAATTTATTTTTCCAATTTATAATTTCATTACCAAATCCATCTTTCCAATTATTTTCCTTCCATGATTCATATTTGAATTTAATTGATTCAATATCAACGTTTGGTTTTTGTTTTATTGCATATTTTAAAAAAGAATTAAAATCAGGTATTTCATTTCCTTTTATTTCCTTTCCTTTTATTTCCTTTATAGCATTGCTATCGGATTGCGTTTGCAATGCGTTCGCATCATTATTAGTTTTTTCCCATCTTTTATTAGCTGAATTTCTTGCTTTATTGCTTTTTTCATTACGATGGTTTAATCTTTTTTCTACTGATAAACTTCCAAAGGTATCTTCATTAAATACAAATAATTTAAAATCATTAATAATACTTATAATTATTGATTCATCCACTCGTAATTCAAATGCAATGCGTTCGTAATCCATTTGCAATGCATTTGCATTATTATAAAGGTCTTCAACTATTGCCCAGAATATTCCATAGCCTAATAATCCATGTTTCATAATTAAACGTTTAATTTTTTCGTCTTGTCTGGAATTATAATCATGAGAAAAATAAAATGTATCCTTATTCATTATGCTATTGAATTAAATGAATAATAAAATATATGATAATCATTTTTAAATTCATAAGATTCTAATTTAAAAATTATTGATTTATAAGCTACAGAAGTACTATCATTATCAATATAATTAGATAATAAAATTTTTGTTTTGTCTCCAAAATGAATATTACCAGATTCAGTTATTCTGTAAACTTGATTTTCAATTTGTTCTAAAATTTTAAAAGGTTTATCAAATCCATGTTTAAAAAAATCTTTTAGATTAGTGATAATTAATTTTGTTTTCATTATTTTGTAAATTAAAAAACCCCTAAATGTTCAGTTGGTTTACGAAACCATGCAGCAATCACTCTGCACCTGAACACTTAGAGGCTAAATGTTTTAATGTGATTGTATTTCTTTAAATCGGTCGTTACTCCGATAGTGCAAATATACTAAATTAATTTTAATTGTGCAACATGATTGTTAATTCTTTTTATTGCCTTATCAAAGTATTCTTTGTCTAATTCACAAGCGGTTAAATCAAATCCGTAATCGTGACAAGCTATTGCAATAGAGCCTGAACCTAAATGTGTATCAAGTATTTTATCGCTTTGTTTGGCGTATTTGTCAAGTAGCCATTTGTAAAGTGCTACGGGTTTTTGAGTTGGGTGTATGCGAGTTTCTTTGTTTTTCATATCACCTTGTAACATACCTTGCCATTTAAATTCAAATATTCGAACAGCAGTTTCAAATGAAGTCCATGCAAGTTCTGCATCTGCAAATGGATTATCTCCATTAATTTTATTCCAAATAACCCAACAACTACTGTCAAAAGGTATTTTACTAATAAAATGATTTGCACCCCAAATAATTTGATTTTTAGAAACTCTAAGTAATTCAATAAAATATTCATTATCAGGTGATTTTTTATCACCACCTGCAAATGGTTTGTGTAAAGTGGTTTTTGCTTTTGCTTTACCTCCACCATAATGTTTGTCAAATCCTGCAAATCCTATCCCATAAGGCGGATCTACAATAGCTAAATCAAAATATTTATCAGGGTATCGAGCCATTAAAACCATGTTATCTTCATTAGTAATTTCTATTTTATCAGTTAATTTCATGATTCCAAACCTTTGTAAAATTCATCACGCATATTTGAGTTCATAGTATGATAAATATCTCCAATTTTATCTAAATACTCAACGTCTGTTATGTTTCTTTTTTCAAGTTCTTCAACTATTTTAAAGCCTTGTTTTTGCCATAGATTAAAATCAGCTTTCATCTTATGTTTGAATTTACCAGTTAATTGTGTTGATTGCTCAACTGTTGATTTGAATAAACCAATTAGAAGATGTGATTCAAATTCTACTTTTGCCTGTTCAGTTGTTAGTGCTTTTTCCATGATTATAATTTTTCTATTTTATAGCCTACAAAATCTTTAATTTCATTTTCAGGATCAAGTTTAAATCCATCCTGAACAAATATTTTTTTAATTATTTTTATTTCTTCTATTTTACCATAACACCATATACCACCTTCGGGTTCCATGTTATCTTCTAACCATATTCTTATTTTGTCTCCATCTTTATAATTTTCCATGTTCTTTGATTTTTGATTTGTAAATTTTAATTAATTCTTTAATTTCATCTAATGTTAGTTTAAGTGCATCCCCTCTTTTATTCATTAGTCTATTGTAAGCATCATTGCCTATTCTTATTGGTAATCTTAAACCGTATTCAATTTGATTTCCATGCTGATGTTGATTGCAGTAAACACATTGCCCATGTACGTTATCTTCATTGAACCTTAAGTTTGGGTAACTGCCAACACTAAGAAAGTGTCCAGCATCAAATTTACTTGTTAATGGTCTTTCACATGAAATACATGGTTTATCTGCATCTCTTAATCGAATATACTTATTAAAGACTATTTGAAGTAAACTAAGCCATTCTGTTCGAGTACGGGTGTTTTCAATCATTACCTTTTTCTTTTCTTTCCATACCTTAGTTTCTGCTAATTTAGCTGCACATTTAGCACCGCAAACAACTTGAGTGGTTTTAAAAGGAGTGAAGTTACCACCACACTCCTTGCACTTTTTATTTTTAACCTTTCTTTCCATTAAAAGATTCAAAATACTGATTAAATAATTGCCTTGCTAACTTTACTTTTTCAGTCATCTTTTCGATTACCTCTTCATTGGCATTTACTCTATAAATAAATAAACCTAAGTCCGAAATAATGCGAGGATCGAAAGAAACGAAATCGCACCACTTTCTGCCTGATAATAACATATAGCATTGCATTTGGTAATAGTATTCAGGCTGTTCACTCAAAAATGTTTCATCGTTTGTAATAAAGCAATGTTTTAAGTGATTAGCTCCATTAAAAGGACATTTTATTTCTATTAACCCATCTTCACCTACTAAGCCATCAGGACTGCCTGTTAAGCCTTGTATTTCGTTTGAGTAAAGCATTAAGCTATCTTTTACTTCATTGCTAGTTACCGATGTGTAAAACTTTTTAGCGATAGGTTCGTTATCGTTTCCCCATTCAGTTGCAAAGTTATTAATGCCTTGCTTAACCTCACCGCTTAACTTTTCCCAAATCTTTTCGAGAATATAAGTTTCTGCTGTTTTAGATAGGCTATCTTTTTTACTACGAGGTTCACTCATTAACTTCCAAATTTCACTTCCTGTGAAGTTGCCCTGACGATTTATAAACCATTCAGGTGAATATATTTCAATTGTGCTTTCCATAATTTATTTTTAATTTATTTTTTTTTGAACTGGTTACAAATTGTAACCTTTTTAAATTGATTTTATTAGTTTAGTTTCTACTTCCTGACTAACTTCATATTTTGCCTTTATAGCATCTATTGAACCACCTTTCATTAAATACTCAACTGCCTTACCGAAAGCCTCTGTATCTGCATTTAAAACAGGTTTACGGGCAACCTCTTTTTTATTATCATGGTCTGCATCACTTTCTGTTTCATCAATTAAGAATAAACCATTTAAAGCATATTTACGAGCGTAACTTGAAGCTGTGCCAGTACATTGTTCACTACTCATTCCTTTATGTTCACTCATTTCTGCAAATCCATTTACAGCAATAAATTCATTATTTAAAAAAACAGATGCTGTTGACTTTATGAATATTTTATGGTCAGTAAAGTAAATATCATCTGTTAATGAAAGCCTTAATTGATATTTATTTAAAAGTGGTTTTAAGGCTTCTAAAATATCTTCAGCACTTCTATACTTATACTTGCCAAATGAATTATAATTACCTTTTGGGACTTTTAATTCTGATTGAATAGCAATTAATCGTTCGTTAATTGATAATACTTTTTCTGTTTTTTGTTCCTGTGTTTTCATAATAGATTGATTTAATTCTTTTTATTTTTACTTTTTTGTAGTGAATAGACTAAAATGGTAGCCCATCATCTTCTATTTTAGGTGTGTACTTTGTTTCATTTGAGTAAGTCTTTGTTTCATTATCTTTTTTAAATGGTTCTTGAAATGCTGCACTAAAATATTGTGTTCCTTTCTGTGAGGTCTTAAACCATAAACTAATTTGCATTTCTTTACCATTCACATTAACTGTTCCTTGCCAGTCAGGTTGTTTCTCGTTTGTCTTTTTAACATTCTTGAAGATTGCGCCACTGTTTAATTTAGTTTCCATTTTTCTTTTGTTTTTTATTGGTTATTGTAAATTCTTTGAAGCGTGTATTAGATTTAGAGTTGATGCACCATTGCTCATTAATAGTGTAACCTTTTTTTCTAATTTTAGCTAATACTTTGTGAAGGTTAAGAGTGCCACAGGCACATTCTTTTTTAGTTATTTGATAGGCATTAGATCCTGTAATAACTTGCCCACCTAATAAGGCATCGAGGATTGCTTGTTCTTGTGTTTTCATGGTTACAAATTTAATAATTAATTTTTAACTGAATTATAATTTAAAAAATTATCTGTAATTGTTTCTATCTGATTTTGAAGTAGATAGTATTTTTCTGTTAAATTTTGGTCATAAAGTTCTAATCTTTTTAATTCTGCTAACTTTTCAGCAGTATCATAAAGCTCACTTTCTTTCTGATGAATATCATTTAAAGTGTATAAACTTCTTTTTGTTAATCCTTCTATATAAAATTTATTTTTCATACTTTTTAATTTTTAAGTTATAAAATTCATCAATTATATCCAATAGTTCATCTTTACATTCGCCTTCTTTAAAAGCCTTTCCTATTGTAACTAAGCTGAAATACTTTTTCTTTGTTATTCCATAACGCTTTAGCTTTGTGTGGTCTCCATGAGTATAATACTCATTCATTTTTGTTTTAATTGTTTCTGGTATTTTCATATTTGTTTTTAATTTAATTTTAAATAAGTCGCTATAAAGTAGCGCAAAGATGTAAGTTATGTACAATTTATTTTTTACTTTTTGACAGCGAACGTTTGACGTATTTAGTAATCGGTTCAATTAGTGATTTTGGAACACGAAATGAAATTGTTTGCGTTTCTTCATTGTACTGGCTTTTACGCCCTGCATTGGCTCTTTTGCCTCCATGCTTAGGCTTATTAGCTTTTATCATGCAACCTTCCAGTTTACAGTCTGGAAAGTCGCAGGCGTTGTGGCACGTTTTTTTCATTTGTTTATACATTTCACAACGTGTCCAATTGAATAAGCAACATAATAATCATTCTCATCACATTTTTTGCCATACTTATTTATAAAAGCCATTACATCTAATTTCTTCTCTTCAACAAAACGAAACATTTTAACTAAAGCATATTCAGTTCCGTTGTATTCAGCTTCCATTTGTGCTAATTTCTCGGTAGCTTTCATTCTTTTAGTGTATGCTTTCTTCACTTCCTTTTGCTCTTCAATAGTAGCACCATGCACTTTAAAAGCACATACACTTCCGTAATAAGCAATTGTACCCTCCCAATCAATAGCGTAAGTTCCTTTTAAATCAGCCTTACCACAGCAATCACAAACTGTTATTTCTTCTGTGAATCCTAATATTTTCTTTTCAATTGTTTCCATGTTGTTTCGTTTTGTTGATACAAATATACAGCTTTATTTTGAATCTGCAAACAATTTCAAGATTATTTTTGTTAAATTATGTAACTAATTGAAAGCCAACGCAAAAAAGTAAAAATTAAACTGATACATAACAGCACATTGGCGGCATTAAAACGACCGCCAATCTGCAAAACGTTATAATATAACTTGATTTTTAATATCTATGCTTTTAAACATTTTAATTAGTTCCTGACTGAACTGCAAGTTCCAATCAAATTCTAATTGATTATTTCCAATGAAGATTTTATGCTTACCAACTACCTGACCTTTTTTATAGAAGTCAAAACAAAAGTGAGTTTCAGTACCTGTTATAAACATTTCCATTGTTGTATTATCTAAACTTACATTACTGATGTTGATTCGATTATAGTTAACTAAGTTAGCATCTATATAACCATACCAGTACTCAAGGTTATTGTTAAGTTCTATTTGATTAGAGTTATTCATAAATTCGTTTTTTAATTGTGTTATATACTTCGTTATATTCTTTTTCTGTTATCTGTTCATAGCTGCATGGGTATTGCATCATGAGTTGAGTAACTTGTATTGAATGTTCAAACTCTCCTAAAAATAAAACGGTTGTTCTTGTTTCTTCTACCATGTAATAATGATAGTATTGTTTAGTAAATAACGGAAGTTGTACTTCCATTTGTACTTTTTCTTTTCGTTCAATTGTGACTTTCATGTTCTTTGTTTTTTAAATTGTGCGTTGAAGATGCGCACCCCCTTTTTTATTAATTAACCTACTAATCTAGATGACTTAATTACAGGAGCAAGTGAATATGTATCATATTTAATATATTCAATATTATCATGATTAAATACTCTTCTTGTTAATCTTTCAGTTCCTTGGAATCTTTCAAGTGTTACTGTTTTAGCTGTTCTATGTACGCAAATAAATTTTACTTTTAAATCACTATCAGTGATAAAAGTCATTTCGTAAATGTTACCTGTTTCAAATTTTGTTGTTATCATTGTTTGTGTTTTTAATTATAAAGCAAATATAAAGTAAATTATAATATAAACAACAAAAAAAAGCAACTATTTTTTATAATAATTGCTAACTAATTGATAATCAATAAGAAAATTTTAATCTTTATTAGCTCTCTTTTTTATCTTTTTCTTTTCCCAATGGCGAATGATAGCAGCTACTAATAAAGTAACTATTGATCCGACTACTGAATTATCAACTCCATTAATAAAAGCTCCGCCACCTGTAACTTCATGTACTGCCACCGCTGTATTAACTACTTCACTAACTACTGTTGTTAGTGTATCATTTACTAATTGTAATAACATTTGTATATTGTTTTAAATTGTTTAAATTTGCTCTTCGTTCTTTGTGTTTTTCATAAAAATTTCTAACTCTTAAAAGCATCCTTCGGGGTGCTTTTTTGTTTTATACTATTTCTATTGTATGGACTTCGTTATTATGTAACAATAATCTGTTTACTAAATCCGTTTCAGCTTTTGTGCTTTCAAATATTGAATTATGGCCTTTTTTATAGCCTATAAGAATACATCCAAGCGAATGGTCTGCTGTATTACCTCTGTGTAATAAAACACCGTCAAATCCTTTTATTTCAAGAATACGAGGTAACATCCTTTTGAACTTAGGACTTTGATTAACTGTTAGCTTATAGAAGCCTGAAGGTATTGCAGTAAGTCCAAAAATCTTTTTTGCTTGAATAAATAAAAGAGAATCACTTTGTTTTAATCCTCTATCTTTATCTTCTAAGGTATAACAAAAGAAAACATCATTTATAAATAATGAGCCAATTGTACATACATCGTTTTTAGTTTCTCTAACTACTTTTAGTTTCATCTTCTATTTTCTTAGGAATTACAGCTTCGTTTGGTTTACTATACAATTGTTCAAGTCTTTCACGTTCTAAACAATTATACAACTTAGCTTCTAAATGTTCTACTCTTGTATGAGTATGCCATAGCCACAATACTAAAACAGCAGTTGCGCCATGTTTTTTTATAAGTTCTAATGCCTCTTTCATAATTTATTATGGTATTGGTGGTGTTGGTGGTGGTGTGTAAGGACTTAATGGAATATCTAATAAATAAGCATATTGTGTTTGAGCAACATCAATTTCATCTTGTTCAGATAAAAATAAAAAGTAAACTCCATTTATGTCTTGAACAAAATTAAAAAATGTATCATGATCAATGAATAAGCCTTGTAATTCATTTGATTGTTGATTTGTTACTATTCTTCCTTCCATTATACGTTTCTTCCTAAAGTTGTTTGATAAGTATTTACTGCTGTATATAAGTTACTTGCTTCAGCATCTGTTAAGCCATCACCAATTGATGCAAAGGCACATTGTTTATTTGTATAATTTCCTATTGTACCTATACTGTCCCATGCGCCTATTATTAATGCTCTTGGGCATAAAGCAGATATTGCAAACCTTGCTTCTGTATTACTTACAACTAATGAATTATTTCTATATACTTTAACATTTGTGCCTGTTTGACTTCCTAATGAAAAAGCTGCTGTGTTAAATGATGAACTTGAGTAAGCATTTCTGTAAACACTTGGGCTTGGAGCATCACAATAATAACCCCAAAAACCATCACGCCCAGATAATAACATAGCAGTTTCATTTGAATTTCTTGCACCCATTAAAAAATCAATATTTGCATTATTTGTTCGTGAATAATAAGACAAATGATTATAAGTTGCAGTATTAAATACTGAACTTGGAACTAAAAATGTACTTGCATATGCGCTTGTACCGTTAGGTGTCATACCTGTACTTGAATGTGTCCAACCAGTTGCAAAAGTTAATCTATATGCAGCATCTAAATCTCTTGGGTCTTTAAGATTCCATTTGTGAGAACTTGCAGAACCGCCAACAATAGGATAAATAGCCTTCATTTTAGTCCAAATGTTAGCACTCTTTAAATCTAATACAAGTTGATTAACTGCGCTTTGTTGTGTTCCGTCAGTTATTCCAGCAGCTGTAATAAAAGCCTGTGCGTCTGTATCATTTGGCACAGCTAAATTAAAATAGCTTTTAGGTGTTATTCCTAAACTTAGTCTCATTCTGCGTAAGCTATAATTGAACCACTTGTTAAAGTAAGATTAGTAAAAACAGCATCACCAGGAGCGTAAATAATAGCACCTTGCTTTAATGTTTTACCACTTAAACCAATTGATGTTAAATAATTAGTTGTAGTATCAGGAGCAAAGCCACCTGTTAATGTGCCTACTACTGTATCAGCTTGAACAATAAAACAGTAATATTTTTTGCCTGTTCTTGCTGTATTATTATCTATATACTCACATCCACCATTTGCTGTTAGTCTTAATGCGTTTGCCATGTTGTTTTATTTTTTAAAGTACCATTATTTTATTTCTTTGTAACCATAACGAATTATAGTTTGTGGGTTATTTAATTCATAAGCATAAAACTCAATTGTCTCAAGCTCATTGTTTGTATAATAATAAATATTATACTTTCCATTTTCTTGTTTAATTTCGTATGTAAACATTATTCAAAATATAAATCTATATTACAATTAATTGATGTTGGATTTGTAACCCATGTTGGAGTTATCCATCTTACAGTTAATACATCACCTTCAGTTACATTAATTGATAAACCCGTTATTAATGTATTATTATTAGGAGTTCCATCAAATTTAATAGAACTTGTAAATGTTGTATAAGTTCCATTTACACCTAATGCAAATGATGAATTTTCACTCGTTCCAAAAGTAGTTTGTCGACTTGTTATAGCTACTTTTTTAAGTGTACTTGTTTTTAAAGCAATTAGTCTAATGCTTGTATCAGTTGTAAATGGTGATGAAACATTGACACCTACATAATATGTTGTTGCATCTGCTGGACTAAAAGCATTAAAATTAAAACTTTGAACATAACCTTTTGAATCAATTACTGTTTTTAAATTAGTTCCTAATGTATAACCTAAAACACTAGCAATGCTTTTATTTTCATAACGAGTAGTTCCTGAACTCCAAAATATACCGTCATTATGTGTTGGAGTTGGTAAATAACAATTATGAAGTTC